CCAGCTCTCTTAGACAATTGGTCGCAGAAAAACAACAATAAAAGAAGATGGAGTCGGTATGGAAGATGTAGTTAATGGCATCAAGGTTGACTATTCTCGTGATTCTCTGTTTGATACTCTTGGTCTTACAAGACTAAAAGAATCATACATGATGGATGGTGAGGAAAGTCCTCAACAAAGGTTTGCCTATGTATCAAATATGTTTGGATCAGATCCAGAACATGCACAAAGGTTATATGAATATTCAAGTAAGCATTGGTTAAGTTATTCAACACCAATCTTATCATTTGGTAGATCTAAACGAGGTTTACCTATATCATGTTTTTTAAATTTTATCGATGATACAGCGGAAGGGCTAGTTGAAAACTTATCAGAAACTAATTGGTTATCTATGCTTGGTGGCGGTGTTGGTATTGGGTTCGGCATCAGGTCGGCGGATGATAAATCAACCGGTGTTATGCCACATCTCAAGATGTACGATGCATCCAGTCTTGCGTATCGTCAAGGTAAAACACGTAGAGGTTCATACGCTGCATATCTAGATATATCACATCCTGATATCTTAATGTTTTTGGAAATGAGACGACCAACTGGTGACCAAAACATGAGATGTTTAAACTTACACCATGGTATTAATATTCCTGATGCATTCATGGAAATCATAGAGAACTCTATGAAAGACACCGACTTTGATGATTCATGGGAATTAAAAGATCCACATTCAGGTGAAGTCGCTGAAGTGGTATCAGCAAAAGAATTATGGCAACGTATCTTAGAAATGCGTATGCAAACAGGTGAACCATATTTACACTTTATTGACGAGTCAAACAGACGCATGCCGCAATGGTTGAAAGACAAGGGCCTAAAAATCCATCAATCAAACTTATGTTCTGAAATCATTCTGCCGACTAATGAAAAAAGAACTGCGGTATGCTGTCTGTCTTCTATTAACTTGGAGTATTATGATGATTGGAAAAATAACAAAATGTTTCTCAAAGATATGGCAGAAATGCTGGACAATGTCTTGCAATATTTTATTGACAATGCTCCTGATACCATTTCTCGTGCTAAATACTCTGCTACTATGGAGCGGAGCATTGGTATTGGTGCTCTTGGCTGGCATGCTCTCCTTCAGCGAAAAAATATCCCTTGGGAATCCGCTATGGCTACAGGCCTTAACAAAGAGATATTCCAAGTTATCAGACGCCGCTTGGATTCAGCGAATAAACGCTTGGCTGAGGAACGTGGTCCATGCCCTGACGGGAAGACCGCCGGAGTAAGATTTTCGCATGTAATGTCTATTGCTCCAAACGCGTCTAGTTCTATTATTATGGGTAATACTTCACCGAGTATTGAACCATTTAGAGCTAATGCTTACCGACAAGATACATTATCTGGTTCTCATATGCATAAGAACCAATACTTGGATAAATTAATCCGAGATAAAGTTAAAGATCCAGATAAGTATGATGAGTTATGGTCATCTATTATCGCTAATGATGGTAGTGTCCAACATCTCTCTGAACTTGATGATTGGGAAAAAGATGTATTTAAAACTGCGATGGAGATCGATCAACGATGGGTTGTACAACACGCTGCAGACCGTCAAGAGTTTATCGATCAAGCTCAAAGTTTAAATGTATTCTTTAGACCTGATGCTGACATTCGTTATATTCATGCTGTGCATTTCTTAGCATGGAAACAAAAACTTAAGACTATGTACTATTGTCGTTCTGATAAAATTGCTAAAGCAGATAAAGTTGCTAAGCGTATTGAACGTGAGGTAATTAAAGAGATTGACTTCCAGCAAATGACGGAAGGTGAAACTTGTTTGGCATGTGAGGGATAAATGAAAAGACGACTATTGAAAGAACTTCTTCTTAAGTTCATTGAAAGAAGAAGAGCCAAGAAAGCTGGCGTATACATAATAATGAATGGTAAAAAAGTATATATAAAAGATATATATGAAGCAGAAGGTTATATTAACATCGAGACAGAGGAAAAAATAAATGGCGGATAAACATTCACTTACACAAGAAAGAACATACTACAAACCTTTTAACTATCCATGGGCATTTGATGCATGGTTAAAACATGAACAATCACATTGGTTACATACAGAAGTACCAATGGCAGAAGATGTAAAAGATTGGAAAAAGAAATTAACTAATGAGGAAAAACATTTCCTTACTAACATCTTTAGATTCTTTACACAAGGTGATATTGATGTAGCCGGTGGCTATGTTAAGAATTACTTGCCATATTTCCCACAACCAGAAATAAGAATGATGTTAATGGGTTTTGCAGCAAGAGAAGCATTACATATTGCAGCATACTCACATCTAATTGAAACACTCGGCATGCCTGAGTCAACATATAATGAATTCTTAGAATATGAAGAAATGAAGGATAAACACGATTATGTTACCGAACTCAGCTCGAAAAATGGTGATAAAGCATCGACTGCCGCTCATATTGCAGTATTCTCCGCTTTTACAGAAGGTATGCAGTTGTTTAGTAGTTTTATTATGCTTCTTAATTTTCCTCGCCATGGTTTAATGAAAGGCATGGGCCAAATTGTTACATGGTCTATTGTTGATGAAACAATGCATGCTGAATCTATGATTAGATTATTTAGAACTTATATTGAGGAAAACAAAGAAATTTGGAATGATAAACTCAAAGAAAAAATCTATTCAATTGCAGAAAAGATGGTTGAACTTGAAGATAAGTTTATCGATCTTGCTTTCTCTCAAGGTGATATGAGAGATCTTAATTCAATTGATGTCAAGAAATACATTCGATATATCGCAGACAGACGTCTTATCTCTCTTGGTATGAAAGGTATCTTTAAAGTTAAAAAGAATCCTTTACCATGGGTAGAAGAAATGATTAATGCTCCAGTACATGGTAACTTCTTTGAAAATAGAGTTACTGATTATGCTAAAGGTGCATTAAAAGGTTCTTGGGAAGATGTCTGGGGTACAGCTAACGCTGCATAATAAATAATAGTATATTATAATAAGGAAATATATGGCTGTCAGACATTTTGTTTGCGAGCACTGTGATTCTCATGGTAAAATTACGGTGAAAACAAATGATATTAATTCAGATGATATCGTTTACTGCCCAGTATGCGGCGGTGATATCTTTGAAGATGACGACTACGATGAATAATGTGGTTATACAATGATCAACCCTTTGAAGATACTCCTGAAGAGTATCAAGGATTCGTTTACCAAATAACAGAACTCGATACCGGTAAGAAATATATCGGTAAAAAGTTCTTTTGGAAACCAAAGATTTTACCTGTAAACAAAACACGTAAAAGAAGGGTACGGACTCGTGCAGAATCTGATTGGAGAACTTATTATGGATCAAGCAAAGAAGTACAATTGCTTGTTGAAGATAAGGGATCTGATAATTATAAACGAGAAATATTACACTTATGTAAGACTAAAGGTGAATGTTCTTATTGGGAATTATATCACCAAATGGTTAATCATGTTTTACTTAAAGATGACTATTATAATGAATTTGTCGGCGCAAAGATTCATTCAAAACATTTAAAAATTACAGATGAAGACATTACTTCTAAATGATACAACAGATTATCATTATGGATGTAAACAAGTCGTATCAACATTTACATTTGATGATAGTATAAAAACAAATAACTATGCAAGTGTAGATACAATAAATTATTCCAAATATGATAGAGTAATATTGAATGGTGAAGGTACTATGCATCATTCATCGAATATTGGTTATATCTTTCTTAATGGCCTTTTAAAAGCACAACGGGCTGGATGTCAAACCGAATTATTAAATACTGTATGGCAACAGATGCCAAAACATGATGCTCTTCAAGGATGTAATAGAATTGTTGTTCGTGAAATATATTCTCATAATGAATTAAAAGAAATGCATGGTATTGAATCTGAGATTAGACCAGATCGAAGTATGATACCTAATGTGCCATATAAGTTTTATTCTCCAGTAGAAATATATAGAGGACAATATTTTAATCGCGAAAGAAGGAATGATTACCCAGAAATTAATATCTTTAAACAAGATTGGGATGAAGTTGTCAATAGATTAAGACACTCGGAGCTTTTATTAACCGGTAGACACCATGAGATGTATGCTGCTATTAAAGCTCGATGTAAGTTTATAGTATGTAAAGGGAATTCTTGGAAAAATGAAGGATTGTTAGAGCAATTTGGTCTAACTACAGATATGAATATTGAAGATGTAATGAGTAATAAATATAAGATTAACTTCGAAGAATTATTCGATTACTGTCACGAGGAGAAATCACTATGATTATCCTAATGTTCGTAACAGCGTTAACACTATCTGTTATTGCTGCTTACTATTCATTAATGGGTTTAGCTGCCATATTTGCGGCAGCTGTAGTACCTATTCTTGTTATGGGAGGAGTTCTAGAGGCTGCAAAGCTCGTCGTTGCCTCTTGG